CAGTCAGCAGGGGCTGGCGAGCTGTGGGCACGTCCGCGCAATCTGACCACACCGAAGCTCACGCCCTCGTCGCCGCGTTGAAGGCTGCGAAGGGGGTGGGCGATGAGTGACATCATCACGCCGAAGCGTGCGCGGGATCTTAATAGAGAAGGTATCACGGATGCTCAGGTTATGACGGCTGTCACTGTTAAGCGTATTGAGTGTGGTGGCTTTGACATGGGTTATTTGTTGGAGTGGGTAAAGGAATGATTGTTGTTGGATTAGGAAAAGCAGGTTGTAATATTGCGAAGGCTTTTTCAAAGTTCCCGCAGTATGAAACTTTTACTATCGATACAAACGACGACGCAAGCATTATGATTGAGGAATGCTCTTCTCACGAAGAGTATGACGCAAAGTTTCCCCACTTAGAGTTAGATATTCAAAACGAAGAAGTATTGGTTGTTATTGCTGGCGCAGGAAAGATCTCTGGTGGTTCTTTGCGTTTGTTGGAGCAACTTCAAAACAATAAGGTTACAGTTCTTTACATTGAAGGCGATCTAACGATTATGTCCGAGATACAAAAGAAGCAAGAGAAGATTGTTTCTTCTGTACTACAAGAGTATGCTCGTTCAGGCGTATTAGAGCGTATTATTATGGTCAATAACGCGCACATTGAACGCAGCATTGGTGATATGTCTATTATCGGTTATTACGATACTCTAAACCAAGCGATTGTAAATATTATTCATATGACAAACGTATTTAAGCATTCAGAGCCTGTAATTGGCAACTTTATTACCCCATCAGAATTGTCACGAATCTGCACGATTGGTGCTGTGACGTTGGAGGGTGACGATTATACACAGTATAAAGAAAAGTGGTTCTACCCCTTGACACACACGAAGGACGTGGTATACTACTATGGTATTGGAGAGGATGACCTGAAGAATGACGGCACTCTGTTCAGAAAAATCAACAACTTTGTTAAGTCTAGGCTTGACACGGGAGCGAATGTATCGTATGGTGTGTTTAGAACGAGTTACGAACAGAAATATTGTTATTGCATTCGGTATTCCTCTGTGGTACAATATGTTGACAAGCTTTTAGGCGATCAGGATATTAGCTGATCGTACTCTAACCCAAGAAAGGAAATAAAAAATGGGTATCAATTTAGACAAAATGCGAGAGAAGCTCGCAGCCTTGCGAGGTGAGGGTAAGGGTGGAGACTCCGTTTTCTGGCGTCCCGAGGATGGTGAGCAGGATATTCGTATCGTGCCTACTGCCGATGGCGACCCCTTCAAGGAGATGTGGTTCCACTACAATGTTGAAAAGGGCGGCTTCCTTTGTCCAAAGCGTAACTTTGGCGATAACTGCCCCGTATGCGAGTTTGCTTCTCAGCTATGGCGTGAGGGCGTAGACAACAACGACGAGCATTCTAAGAAGACTGCAAAGTCTCTTTTCGTTCGTCAGCGTTTCTTCTCTCCGGTTATGGTCCGTGGTCAGGAGGATGCAGGAGTTCGTATCTGGGGTTACGGAAAGACCGCATACGAGAATCTTCTTTCTCTCGTGCTCAACCCTGAGTACGGTGATATTACCGATACGGAGTCTGGCACTGACCTTACTCTTACTTACGGTAAGCCCCCTGGAGCGTCGTTCCCTCAGACAAAGCTGGTCCCGCGACGACGCCCCTCCGCTCTCTGTGAGGATCTAACTCCAGATAAGTGCGCAGAGCTTCTTGACAGCATCCCCGAGTTCGGTGGGCTGTTTGAGCGAAAGACGACTGCTGATGTTCAGACGATGCTTGATAACTTTGTTAACTCGCAGGTCGATGATCCAGAGTCGGTTTCTAGCGAGACCACGAAGTATGGCAACAAGAACAACGATAGCGAGGTCAACGCCGTCGATGCCGCCTTCGCAGAGCTTGGCGCTCTTTAATCATCCCCTCCGCAGGGAGGCCCGGGGTTATAGGGGTCTCACATTCTAGAAAGGAAGAGTTATGACTAATACAACGAACCGTCTTGAGCAGCTAATCACGCTTCTTGAGGAGACTCGCGTCGACCACGAGAAGTTCTTTAATGGCGGAAACAACGCTGCTGGAACTCGTGTCCGCAAGGCAATGCAAGAGGTAAAGGTTCTTGCTCAGGAGCTTCGCGTCGAAGTGCAGGACACCAAGAACGCAGGGTAAACTCTACCAACCGCAGGGGGGCACGGGTTACAGGTGCCCCACTTTTCACTTTAAAAGGGAGTTTAAAATGAGTGATTTTGTTAACCGGCTTAAGGAGCTGGAGATTTCAGAGGATAGTTTTGTAACCCTCAAGTACGCCGAGGGAAATGACGTATGGCATATTAACGAGGATCATGTTACTGATTCGGTACATGAGACTGCGACTGCCAGCTTGCTTGCAGGTTTGCTTGCATCTGGTATTCCGGTGTATAGCAACTGGGGCGAGCCAAGTGAGGGCAGCGACATTCTTAACGAGCTACGCGCCCAAGGCGAGCTTGACGATTACGAGCGAGGAGAGGATTACTTTCAGGATTACATCACCGAGCGTCTTGCAGAGACCATTTATGACGGTGAGTATTCTCTAGAGTATTCAACCGAGCAGTATGATTACAAGCGTGGTCGTTGTGACATCTCTACCGAGGTTCAGGTTCGCTTTGGAGATATCTTCAACGCCGAAGCCGCCACCACTGGACGTTTTCAGTATTTTGATGCCGACAACTTTGTTTCCGCTTTTGAGGTTTCTGTCGAGACCCCTAACGGAACTCTAACACTAAACTAGAAAGGAAATAGTATGTTCAAGCGTGTAAATATCGTTACTTTTGTAACATTTTTGGCTTGCCTTTTTGCTACCAACACGGTAGTATTAGGTGGCTGTTCAAGCTCAGAGACCGATGATGATGACTCATCCGTAGATGATGACGATGATTCATCCGTCACCGACGACGACGATGTTGTCGATGATGATGACTCGGCTGCTGACGACGACGACAGCGGGGAGTAAGCGTTATGATTCTGGTCGCTGTAGTGATGATGGTATTTATAATCTGGTATATGTCTGAGCTACAGCGCCAGATAAACGAAGTTGAAGATCTTGTAAGAATGCTTCACGCTGACTTCGCAGAAGTAGTATACAAAGAATATGGAGAGAAAAGTAATGGCGAAGAGTAAGTCAAAAGCAGGCAAGATTTCTATTGATGGTCTGCGAAGTCTAATCAACAAGACTTCAGGAGTGGAGTGTGCCCACAATCTAAATCAAGCAAATCCAACCGAGGTAAAAGAGTGGATCCCAACTGGCTCACGCTGGCTTGATTCCATTATCTGCCGAGGACAGCTGGCTGGTATTCCAGTCGGCAAGTTTACGGAGATTGCTGGTCTTGAAGCAACAGGAAAGTCTTTTATGGCTGCGCAGATTGCTGCGAACGCACAGAAGATGGGAATGAATGTTGTTTATATGGACTCAGAGTCTGCTATTGACCCGGGCTTCTTGGAGCGCACGGGATGTGATTTAGAGAGCCTTATTTATGTTCAGGCACAGAGTGTAGAGCACGTCCTTGAGACTGTTGAGGCAGTCTTGGACTCAGGAGCAGAGCGAACTTTATTCATTTGGGATTCACTTGCTCTGACCCCGACTGTTTCAGATGTAGAGGGAGATTTCAACCCGAACTCTACAATGGCTGTCAAGGCTCGTGTTCTATCAAAGGGAATGTCAAAGCTGACGGTTCCAATCGCAAACACACAGTCTGCGTTTTTGGTTCTCAATCAGTTGAAGACGAATATCCCACAGGGTCCAAATGCGCGTATTATTGCTATGACGACGCCTTACATCACTCCGGGTGGTAAGTCAATGCATTATGTTTATTCCCTGCGCATTTGGCTAACAGGAAGAAAGGCAAAAGCTGCCTTTATTGTAGATGATAGTGGCTTCCGTATTGGTTCAGAAGTAAAAGTTAAGTTGGAGAAGTCACGATTTGGAACTGCTGGTAGAAACTGTGCTTTCAAGATTCTTTGGGGCTCAGAAGACATCGGTGTGCAGGATAAAGAAAGTTGGTTGGAGGCAATCAAGGTCTCTGACAATCTAAAGCAAGCAGGTGCTTGGTATTCGTTGGTTTATTCAGACGGCACAGAAGAGAAGTTCCAGTCAGCCCATTGGTTAGATAAGTTAGAGGACGATAAATTTAGAAATCGAGTATTTGAGATTATGGATGAAGAGATTATCAAGAAGTTTGATAATCGCGAGGGAGACGCAGGCGATTTCTACGACGTAGATAAAGAAGAATAAGTAAATAAGGGTTGACAAAGAGGCGGCTGTGGGGTATCATAACCTCACAGTCGCTTTCTACGTTAGGGGATAACAAATGAAAAGAGTAATGATTGTGGACGCTCTGAATGCTTACTTCAGGGCGTTCATTGTAAATCCAAGTATTTCAATCCACGGACAGCCTATTGGCGGTCTTAAGGGTTTTCTAAGCATTCTGCAGAAGCTTTGCCGGGACATTAACCCGGACAGTATCGTGATTGTTTGGGATGGGCCAGGAGGGTCACGTAAGCGCCGACAGCAAAACAAGAATTATAAGGAGGGTCGCAAGCCGATTCGAGTCAATCGACCCAATAACCTCACGCCGGAAGAACAGCGTGAGAACATGGTATGGCAACAGGTACGTCTTATTGAGTATCTAAACGAACTACCTGTTATTCAGTTCCGCTTTGACGAGATTGAAGCTGACGATGTAATCTCTTATGTTAGTCGCCTTCCGCACTATGAGGGTTGGCAGAAGGTCATTGTGTCCAATGACAAGGACTTTATTCAGCTTTGTGATGATGAGACTGTTTTGTTCCGTCCGACTCAAAAGGTTGTTCACAACAAGATGAACATTGTAGAGCAGTTCGACATTCACCCTCGTAACTTTGCTGTTGCTCGGGCTATTGCTGGCGATGCTTCGGACAATCTTGTGGGTGTTCCACGCGCTGGACTTAAGTCTATCGCAAAAAATCTTAATTTTCTGAGAGAAGATAAAGACGTGACATTACACGAGGTTTTCGATTTCTGTGAAAGCACAGACTCAAAAGCCAAGTTTTTCACCAACATTTTAGAGCACAAAGACATAGTTATTAGTAACTATAAACTGATGCAGCTGTATGCTCCAGCCATCTCGCTGCAGAGTCAAGAAAAGGTACATTACGCACTAAATAATTTCGAGCACGACTACAACAAGACCGAGATTCTTCGAATGATGAATCAGGATGGTTTTGGTGTCTTTAATTGGGAGGATCTGCACGGCACTATGAACAAAATTTGTATTGACAAAGCACTGGTGACGGAGTAAGATGTGGCTATGAATCAAACTATCATTGGTAAAAACGAAAACGCTAACTTCTCAAAGTACGGCAAGTCCTTCCAAGAAAAGCTTTGTATGGTAATACTAGATGACCGTGCGTTTGCTGATCAAATCGAAGAAGTTCTTGATATCAACTTTTTGGAGTTGAACTATCTAAAACTATTTCTAACAAAGATTTTCTCTTATCGCGAAAAGTATGGAGTTCATCCATCACGCGATATTATGAAGACTATTCTGCGCTCTGACTTGGACGCAGAGAACGAACTAACAGCAAAGCAAGTGCGCGAGTTTTATGTTCGCTCACAGATTACAGATCTTACAGATGTAGAATACATCAAGGATACATCGCTTGATTTCTGTAAAAAGCAGAACCTCAAGTCTGCGATGGTCAAGTCTATTGGTCTTCTGCAGAACTCTTCTTATGATGAGATTGCTCAGGTAATCAACGATTCACTTCGTTTGGGTATGAACAACGAAGAAGGTTATGATTGGAAGAAAGACTTTGAGGAGCGCTTCAAGCCTAAGTTCCGCAATCCTATTTCAACTGGTTGGGATCTAATCGACAACATTTGCAAGGGCGGTCTTGGACAAAAGGAGCTTGGTGTTGTTATTGCTCCGACTGGTGCCGGTAAGTCAATGGTTCTCGTTCATCTTGGGACACAGGCTCTCAAAGCAGGCAAGACTGTTGTTCATTACACACTGGAACTTCAAGATACTGTTATTGCTTCTCGTTATGACTCTTGTCTTACAAAGGTGCCTCTGGGCAATCTTATGTCTTTCAAGGAGAAGATTTACGAAGAGGTTCAGGATATTGAAGGTCGCCTAATCGTCAAGGAGTATCCAACAAAGTCTGCGACAACTCATACAATCAAGACGCACCTTGAAAAGTTGAAGATGCGCAATATCAATGTTGATATGATTATTGTTGATTATGCTGATCTTCTTCGCCCGGTTCGTTCACAGAGAGAAAAGAGAAACGAACTGGAAACTATTTATGAAGAACTTCGCGGCATCGCATCAGAAATGGAGTGTCCTATTTGGACTGCTTCGCAAACAAACCGCTCTGGTTTGAATGCCGAAGTTATTACAATGGAGGCGATTTCAGAAGCGTTCAACAAATGTTTCGTTTCAGACTTTATTTTCACTGTTTCTCGAACTGTGGATGATAAGGTTGCGAACGGTGGTCGCGTCTTTGTAGCAAAGAACAGAAATGGACCTGATGGACTTGTATTCCCAATCTTTATGGATACAAGCACAGTCAGTATCAAGGTTTTACAACCATCCGAGGAAGACGAGAATGTTGAAGTGGATGCTAAAAAGCAAAAGCAATCACTCGTAGAGAAATACAAGAACTTCAAGAAGAACAAAGGAGAAAACTAACAATGTATAACGAAGAGCAGGTAAGAGAAGCAACATTAGCTTATTTTGATGGCGATGAACTCGCAACTAATGTTTTTATGACGAAGTATTGTCTTCGCGACAATAAGGGAAGCTATATTGAAAAGACCCCCGATGATATGCATCGTCGCATTGCTTCCGAGTTTGCTCGGATGGAAGATAAGTTTGGTGAGAACAACCTTACCGAATCAGAAATCTATTCTTACTTAAAGAACTTCAAATACATTGTCCCACAGGGCTCACCCATGATGGGGATTGGAAATAATTATGTTAATGTATCACTCTCTAACTGCGTTGTCGTGGAGAATCCTCAAGACTCCATTTCTTCTATTATGGACGCTGGTAAAGATATTGCTAACTTGTTTAAGCGCCGCTGTGGGGTTGGTCTTGATATTTCTGATTTGCGTCCCGAGGGTGCTGCCGTTAACAACTCTGCTCGCACTACTACTGGCGCTTGGTCTTTCGCAGATTTTTATTCTTATGTTTGTCGGATGATCGGACAGAATGGTCGTCGTGGCGCTCTTATGATTTCTATGGATGTTCGTCACCCGGATATTCGTGAGTTTGTGAGAATGAAGCATGATCTGACCAAGGTTACAGGAGCCAATGTGTCCGTAAAGATTACAGACGACTTTATGGAGGCTGTGAGGGACGGAGGAGAGTTTACACTTCGTTTCCCTGTAGATGCCGAGACTCCAACACATATTAGCTCTATCAATGCTGTAGAGCTATGGAATGACATTGTTGAGTCTGCTACGAAGACAGCAGAGCCGGGACTTCTTATGTGGGACAACATCACTAAGAACCTTCCAGCACACTCATACGCACAGTTCCAAACAAAGACAACTAATCCTTGTGGAGAGATCCCTCTTTCTGCTTACGATTCTTGCCGTCTTATTTCTCTCAATCTAAAGCACCTTGTTCAGAATGCTTTTACAGAGAACGCTAGCTTTGACTTCAATAAGCTAAGGCAGATTGCGTCCGTAGGTATGCGTCTTTCCGACAACCTTGTTGAGTTGGAGTTGGAGAAGCTAGAGAACATTCGTGCTGTTGCTGATTCAGACGATGAGAAGGAACTATGGACCAAACTTTATGATGCTGCCGCCAATGGTCGCAGAACTGGTCTTGGTACTCACGGTCTTGCTGATGCTGTTGCGCGAATGAACCTTGCTTACGATTCAAACGAGGCGTTGGTTCTAATTGAGCAGATCTACGAGACTATTAGAGACACCGCTTACACTGAAAGTTGCTATCTCGCACAGGAGCGTGGCGCTTTCCCTGTTTTTGATTGGGAGATAGAAAAGGATAATGCTTTCATTCAGCGTCTTCCAGAGGAGATCCAAGCTCTAATCCAAGCCCACGGTCGTCGTAACATTTCTATTCTTACGAACGCGCCTACTGGTTCTGTTTCTATTATGTCGCAGACTTCATCTGGTTTGGAGCCTGTATTCAAGAACTACTACATTCGTCGTCGCAAGCTTTCTCACAACGAGACAGATGTTACACCTGACTTTGTAGATGATCTGGGAGATCGTTGGTTGGAGTATAAGGTATTCCACCACAATGTTCAGGAGTGGATAAACGAGAACTTTACCAATCACAGAGAACTACCTCAACTACCTGACTTCTTTGTTGAGTCCGATTCCATTGATTGGTCGCAGCGTGTCTTTATTCAAGCAGCAATCCAAAAGTCTATCGATCATTCTATCAGTTCTACAATCAATCTTCCAAAAGGCACAGAGCCAGAGGTTGTTGGAAATCTTTATCAGCTTGGCTGGGAGTTGGGCCTAAAAGGTATTACTGTATATGTTGATGGTTCCCGAACTGGCGTTCTTCTAACCGAGAACGATAAGAAGGACGAAGAAGTATTCCCACAGCACCGTGCCCCCAAGCGTCCTTTGGAGTTGGAATGCAACATCCACCACACTACGATTAAGGGCGAGAAGTGGGTTATTATGGTTGGTCTTCTAGATGGCAAGCCGTATGAGGTTATGGGAGGACTTTCAAACCTTATTGAGATTCCGAGAGGTAAAGCAAAGGGTGTTCTTATCAAGAATCCCCGCAAGACTGTAAATTCCATTTATGACTTGCGCATTGGAACAAACGGTGATACAGTTATCGTCAAGGATCTAGTAAAGACCTTTGATAATCCAAACCACAGTGCTTTGACGCGGATTATTTCACTTGGTTTGCGCCACGGAGCAAATATTCAGTATGTTGTTGAGCAGCTGCAGAAGGATAAGGACTCTGATATGTTCTCGTTCTCCAAGTGTATTGCTCGTATTCTCAAAAACTACATTCCTGACGGACAAGAGGCAAGTGAGAAGACTTGCCCTGAGTGTGGCGAAGATGGTTTAGTATATATTGAAGGTTGTCAGACGTGCCAGTCATGTGGCTGGGCTCGCTGCGGATAGGAGATAAAATGAGCGAAACTAAAACAAACTGCCGACACGAATTCGCTGGACAAAAAGTAAATGGAGATATATGTAACCGATGCGAAAAAGAAGTTGAATGGTTTCATATCCCCGATTCACTGGCAAGTGCTTGTGTAGAGTGTGGCTTTGTTAGAGTAGGCACTAAGAAGTTTGGCTATGAAGCCGGCGCCACAATACAAGAATGGCTCTCGGATTTGAATAGAGATAGAAAGGAATAATAAAATGAACTTTGTACCAGTAAATAACTATCTTTACGTTCAAACAGTAGAGGACAATGAAACCGAAGATGTGGGTATTCTACTTCCACAGGATTACCGATCTGTTGAATCGCCGTTTGCGGTGGTAGAACTATTACAGACCCACACAACCTTGACTAATGTTATGTGGGCTCGCGGTGTTCATTTGGTTGTGGAGGCTCATATGCTCCGAGATATCCAGCATAACGGTGAGACTTATACGGTTATCAAAGAACAGTATGTTATTGGGATTTTAACAGAATAGATAACTATTTAAGTTGTTGGATGCGCAACAGAATATCAAAGGACCATCAAAATGAAACTAACAAAAGCAAGATTACGGCAGATCATCAAAGAAGAGATTGATGCCGCAACGGAACAAAAGGCGAAAGCCAAGATTGATGATCTTATGAACAGTCAGCTGTTTTCAAACGCAGACGAAGAAGATAAGGCAGAAGCACGGTCAATAATCTTTGACACCTTGATGAGCCTTGAAGCCTACGGCGGCACGATGAGGCCGAGTGAAGAGTACATGGATGATGCGTTCCGCCCTCATAGAGAGCTAACAATAAGGTTAGCGACTGCATCTCCTGCGGCGCGTCGTAGCTACTGGTTAGACGCCCTTGTCGCTTGGTCGCTTGGTCGCAAAGATTATGAGAAATTGTTAGATGATGATGAGGAATTGTCATAAAATGAAACTCACCAAAGCAAGATTACAGCAGATCATCAAAGAAGAGATTGAGGGAACACAAGAGCAAAGCCACGCCTTTGAGATTTATAGCCCCGGTCATTACGGAACCGATCCCGACACAACCATTATGTATGTTGATAACGTGCCAATGAGTATGATAGATGTCAGCCAATATGAGAGTTACAAATCGACCGGCGCCAAGAACCCCGAACGTTTCTATAAGATATCCAAGGAAGGGATGCAAAAGCTTGGTTTCAAGCTAAACGAATATGGGAACTTTTCAGTTCGTTCAAGAAGAATAGATGAAATTCCAGAAAGAATTGAGGTTACTGTGCCTTATAATCCCCGCACAGGTGAGTTTATGTTAGATAACTTACGAGCATCTCAAAATCCCAAGGTCGTAGACGCATCCGGTATGTAAGCTCGGTAGAAATCCTAAAAATAACACTTGACTTGTAAGCCCGGTTATGCTACATTAGTAGTATGACTGGGCTTTCACCTATACAAATCAAACTTCCCAATGTTGTGATTGGCTGGCGGGAAGAAGCGATTACATTCGCGAACAAAAAGAACTACCATCTAATCGTCAATGATGAACAAAGACCTTTTGTTCATTTCTTTCGTTATGAAGATGTAAAAAGCAACTGGTATAACGGCATATTTGAACTTGGAATGAAATCTAAACTTCCTGTTCCGTTTGATATTCAAACTATCGGAATGGAAGACAGCAGATTGAAGATTATCACAAAAGGAAACACCAAGATTTTGATTGAGTTTGGTTTCCTTCATATCTTTGACCTTGAAAACTGTAACTTTGATGGTGTAGATCAGATTATCAAAGATTACACCGTCAAGGATACCTTTGATATTACAGTAGGTTCCAAACTTGGGCACGATATTGTGATCAAGCCCCACGACACCTTTGTAAAAGAGTTCAGAACCATTAGAACCAACCGAGTTGATAGAAACAAGACCGGCGAGTTCAAGGACTTTTTGGCAACAAGTATCATTGATGCCGAGGACATCAAAAACTTTGATTTTTCCGACACAATCGTGCGTTTGCTTTTGGAAAGAAAGATAAGGCAAATGGGATTGAAGAGAAACAACAAAGAATACCTAAAACTACAACATAGCGACCGACACATAAGCAAAAGAAACTTTTATTTCGAGACAACAGAAGATGCAGATGATAGAATAGTTCTATATGACCCGTAGCAAAGAAAACCTTCCGGGGATCATCCCGGTATCAGGAATGACTTCCGAGTTTGGTATGGAATGGGACTCATCACTAATACCTGTTGCTCCAAACTATACCGCATTAGAGTCGGCAATCTTTGAATGTATTCACGTTGGCTGCAACTCTATTTGGATTGTCGCAAACGACGATATTGCCCCACTTATCCGCCATCGCATAGGTGAATATGCGACAGATATGCGTTCTGTGGAGCAAGGTGCGTTCAAAAACTGGGGCAGCCCTAATCATTTGGAAGTTCCCATTTATTATGTTCCTATTCACCCGAAACATAGAGATAAAGTAGACAACTACGCTTGGTCTGCGATCTATGGCGCTAATGCATGCTTTTGGATTATGCGTATGTTCTCGCGATGGACAACACCGGCTGCTTATTATGTTTCATTTCCTTTGGGGATGCTTGATCCAAAAGAACTGCTCAAACATCGAGCCAAAGTGCAGAAAAAGAAAACATTCTACTTTTCTCACAAAGGCAAAACAGTAAGAGATGGATATCCTATCTCGTTTGTTATGGAACCAGAAGAATGGCGCAGAGCAAAACACACAATAACCACAAATGCTTCGGTTTGGAAATCTACCAATGGAGAGTCTATCCCAAGAGAGAAGCTACCGCCAGAAGAACGGTTGGTGTCTCTAAAATATAATCTTGAAGATGTATTTGGTGGAGGACCCACAAACAACGACCAAGAGATTGAAGAGTTTTATAACTTGACTACCTGGGATGGGTATGCTAACTTACTAGGGTCGCCGCTCGGCAAGCGCATGAAGCGACCATCGAAAACACTAATGTACAGGAAAGGTAAAATTAATGACGACGGATAAAAAGATTCCTTTTGTTGGACTTCACGCTCACTCCGTAGCAGGTTCAATCTTCGATGCCATCGGGTTCCCGAATGAGCATATGGATTTCTGCTATGAGAATGGGGGTGAAGCTCTTGCACTCACAGACCACGGAAATATGAATGGCTTTTCACATCAGTTTCTTCATTGGAAGAAGATGAAGGCAGAAGGCAAGAACTTCAAGCCTATCTATGGTGTTGAAGCTTATTTTCTACCTTCTATTGAGGAATGGAGAGGAGAATACAATAGAATCAAGGAAGACGCTAAACTCGCAAAGTCTCTTGCGAAGAGCGATACTTCCGGCGCTACCGTCGAGGATGAGGAAGAGTCAAAGAAGGCTATCAAGTCTATTCTAAACCGTCGTCGTCATTTGGTTCTTTTGGCTCAAAACCAAACAGGACTAAACAACCTTTTCAAGCTTATTTCCGAGTCTTACAACGAAGAGAACTATTACCGTTATCCGCGTGTTGATTACAAGATGCTGGACAAGTATTCAGAAGGCATTATCGCTGCGTCTGCTTGTTTGGGCGGTCCGTATGCCGGCAACTACTGGGCAAACCGCGAGGAAGGCCCCGAGGCTGTCCGAGAGGCAATGCGCGAGACTACAAGAGAGTTTGTAAAGATCTTTGGTGATCGTTGGCACGGCGAGCTTCAATGGAACAATATTCCAGAGCAGCACGAACTAAATCAATACATTATTGAGATGCATCACGAGTTTGGTATTCCGCTTATCTCAACTGCCGATTCGCATTATCCTAATCCGAATGCTTGGAAGGACCGAGAGCTTTACAAGCGCCTTGGTTGGCTTGGTAAGGGCAAGCCTGATTGGATGGAGAACACTGATCTTCCGACTGGTGTCGAAGAGATTGGATATGAGATTTATCCTAAGAATGGAAACCAAATGTGGGATTCCTACAAGTATTACTCAAAGACCGCTGGCGTAGAATATGACGATCAGTTGGTAATGGACTCGATTACAAGAACTCACGACATTGCTTTCAAGATGATTGAGGACTTTGTTCCTGATACAACTGTAAAACTTCCTGACTTTGTGGTTCCTGCGGGACACACTGCTACAGAGGCACTTGTAAACTACGCTTTAGAAGGTTTGCGTAATCGTGGGCTCCACGAGAACAAAGAATACACTGACCGTCTCAAGATGGAACTAGATGTTATTGATGACCGTGGTTTTAGCAAGTATTTCTTGACTATGAAAGCGATCTCCGACAAGGCAAACGAAGTTCAGCTAACTGGCCCCGGTCGTGGTTCTGCTGCTGGCTCTTTGGTTGCTTATGTTCTCGGGATCACACAGATTGATCCTATCAAGTATGGTCTTCTTTTTGAGAGGTTCCTTCGCAAGGACGCAACTGATTATCCTGATATTGATTATGATGTTGCGGAGCCAATGGAACTAAAAGAGCGTCTTATGGAAGATTGGGGCAAGAACTCTGTTATTCCAATCTCAAACTGGAATACTCTACAGTTGAAGTCTCTAATCAAGGATATTTCAAAGTTCTATGGTGTGCCTTTTATTGAGGTAAATAAAGTTACATCTCAGATGATCTTTGAGGCAACTCCTGCCGCAAAGGCAAGGCACGGTATCAAGGCTGGTGTTTATACTCCAACTTGGGAAGAGGTTATGGAACTTTCTCCTTCTCTTCGTGGCTTCCTTGTAAAGCATCCTCACATCAAAACACACGTTGAGGCGCTTGTAGGTCAGGTAAGGAGTTGTTTTACAGATTCGGTTGGCATTTTGACGGATAAAGGTTACAAAACTGTAAAAGAAATTGTGGATGGGGATTGTATTGCTTATTACGGAGAAGATAAGCAAATCCACTATAATGAAACTTATGAAATATATTTTCAAGGCACAAAAGAGGTTTTTGAAATTGAAACTGAGGATGGCTCAGTTATTGAACTAACAGCCGATCACGAAGTGCTAACGCAAGCCGGCTATAAAAAAGTGTCAGATCTAAGTGTGGAAGACTACTTGTTTGAGGTGGCTTAGACTTTTAGTATTCCGGTAGCCTATTTATAATGGAGGTATACTAAAATGTATAGATGTAAGA